TTTCATAATTTTAGCTTTCAACGGAGCCAGTTCTGGAGTATCTAAAATATACTTGTTCACTGTATAGTCACCGTTGTCGGCGGCCATGCGTTCATATTCTTGACTTTCAATAAAGTCACGCATGCCTTTATCCAATGACCCGATGTTGGTCTGGTACAAAGGCACGCCGAACAGTGGAGTGACCTTATAGGTAGGTGTCATTTAATCCATCCAATTTTTTTACCTTGTTTTTTTCTGCTGTCATATTCTTCAACTGAGCTAGGGAACCGCCATGCCCATATGGCCACCAGCATCATAAACACTGCTGTGTATATTATACCACGAACAGGTACTGCTGTCAACCACATGGTGACTAAACTGGTGCTCATCATGAACAACATGAAGTATTTCATTTTCTGTGGGAACACACGCTTCTCACCCCAATTGGTCAAGAACGGTCCAAACAGCTTGTGATTATAGATCCACGCATGCATACGTTCACTGCCCTTGCTGAAGCAATAGGCCGCAAATACCACAAAGATTGAATAAGGGATACCCGGTGTAACTAATCCAACATAGGCCATTCCCAAACTAAGGAACCCTAATATTTTCCATAAGAATTTTTTCATAATTTTAAAATTTTAAGTTAGCCTTTTGCAACATCGATTTGTGTATGCCTGGAACAAATTCAAATGTTACTCCGTTCATCGTTGCAATTTTGTTTACAGCTTTAGTAGTGATACCTGTACCATTTTCATAACTGCAATGTATCCAAGCACCTTTACCCGGTGTGAATTCTACCAGCAGTTGTCCAATAGGTAAGTTTTCAGCACACCATAGACCAATTTGATCATAGTCTACTCCTTTTATCACAGGAACCTGCATGTCTCCTGCTTGACCTGTACCATGCTGTCCTTGGTCTTCACCTTGTCTAAATGTATTGGTAATGATAGCAGATGGATACTTTGCCTTGAATGGTATCCATATGTTTTTGGTCCAATCAGTAATGTTAGTTACGATCTGTGCTTCTGTAAGACCTTTCTGCGCCTGTACTCTAGATCTAGAAAATGTAACATCAAAGATAATATTACCCAGTGTATAACCTGTAGATCCTAATGCATAAGATAGCGGGAATTCGGATCCTGATGCAGGAGCAGAATTGCTACTAGTAGATCTATTCGCAGGGATTGTTGCACCTGGACCAGAGGCAGGAGTGGATGTTGTAAGAGTTTTATACTCTTGTTGAGTAATTCTTCCTTCATCTAAAAACTTTTTAGCCTGAGTATTACTGGTTGATCCACTGTCGGGAGGGCCATCTGTTTTCTGAACTGCTGCATTTACACTGATAGCGGGAATGGCATTGGCAGTGACTGCACTTTTGGCCGTAGCAGCATTGTAAAGTGCAATCTTAACGTTATTGGCCCAGACATCTTCTGCATCATATAGTGGTTCCTGCCGAGGCATTGTGCCTGCTGGATGAGAGTGATTGTCAAGTGTATCACTGCCTGTACCACCACTGGGTCCTACGCTGGTTGACTGCGGAGTAGCCATTTAGAATATCATCCCTTGATAATGCTGCCAGCAGTTACTGGTTGAATGCCTGTGGTTTGATAAACATACTGTTTGCCTATTTCGGAATCGCTTTCTGCCATTACCATTACTGTTTGAGTGTTAAATGTGAGTTTGCTGTCAGGATTCACAGTCAGCAACACAGGAGCCATAGCTGGTCCTTTTTGAGTCATGGCCAACATCACTGGCCTATCCAGCGTGATCGACCCCATGGCGTCTTCTACAAATTTACCCATGACTTCATCACCAGACAGCAGTTTGATGGTAACGATGTCACCTGCTGAGAATTTGTGTTTGTTCAATAACATTAAATTTCCTTTTTAGTATCCACTACCGTTGAAACCAGTTTCGTCGATGTATTTTCTTAATTCTGTAAATCCACCAATTACATTACCATTGATAACAATTTGTGGCACTGTTCTAGCATTTGGAACAGCTTCTAACAATTCTTCTCGAGTGTAGCCGTCACCAATTTTACGTTCTTCAAATTTGACACCTTGCTGTGTCAGCAGTGCTTTTGCTTGATCACAATAAGGGCAATGGTACTTGCTCCAAACTATTACTTCCATGATATGTCCTTTTAACTGTATTATATAGCCGGCAATTCAGCATAGTCGATATTTTCTCCCATGACGCCGATAACATAGTTTGTGCTTTCTGTTTCTTGTAGAGCACTTTGTTTCTTGCTGGTATCAGTGTGCTTGTTGAACCACGGAATTGGAGTTGATTTTGGAGCGGCCTGAAGATACTTGATACCAATATCTTTTAATGCACCCACTGCGGTGTAATCTACAAAATCTTTCAGGATGTTTGCATTGAGTCCAATAACAGGACCTAACTTAAACAAATATGTAGCCCATTCTTTTTCTTCTCGAATAACATCCATGTAAAGTTGATACACTTCTGCATGGCATTCTTCTCGAGCTTCCACAAATCGAGCATCCTCTTTGACCACTTGATTGATCATATAGGCAGTCCAGCCTTTGTGTAAGAGTTCATCTTGCAAAATCAACTGAATAATGTTACCATTGCCCATAAAAATTTTATTCTCTACCATGGCCAAGCTGGTGGCAAATGAAACCATGAAGCGGAACGCTTCTAGAGCATAGCTGGCATGTAGTGCCAACCAAACAGCCTTGACGTGTTCTTTCTCAGTGACTTCCATGCCAAGTTCTTTGCGGCAGTTGATAACGTGTAGTTTGTCATAGTAGTTGCCAACGCTTGACGCCATGTCTAGAATTTCTTTGGTATCGTGGATTGTGTTAAACACATCCTTAGGCACATTATAGATGTTGCGAATGATATGACTGTAGCTCTTTGAGTGAATGTTAGTTTCAAAGAAGCCCCAGTTGTACATTAGTGCTTCTACTTCGGGGAGACTACACACTGGAGTGAATACCTGTGTTGGTCCACGTCCTTGCAAACTGTCCAGTGCTGTCTGACGCAACAAGTTTGATGTAAAGATATGTTTAACAGCATCGCTGGCATCTTTAAAATCATTTGAATCTTTGGTAAGACTGATCTCTTCTGGTTGCCAGAAAAAGCCGCGAGCAGTTGCATCAAAGTCTGCAATCTTTTTATATTTTACTTCTTCAAAGCGTTGAATGGTAACTGGCCCTGCTGGATCCAGAAACATCTTGCGATTGAGATAGTCTGTCTTTGTGGTTAGGTTATATTGTTGTTTGCTCATAATTTACATGCCTCGCAGTCTTCGTCTTCGATTAATTCTCTTTCGTTATGAAATCCGTTGTAGTGTACTTCCGGAGTGGCTTCAGCCATTGCTTTACTACCAGCTTTGTTAATTAGGCTGTAGTAGAATGTTTTCAGTCCCCACATGTGTGCCTGCATCAAATTCTTGGCAATCAATGTAGTTGGCACTTTACGATCTGCAAAGTGTGCAGGATTATAAAATGTGTTAGTTGAAATTGATTGATCAACATAGGCAGCAAGTACTGCGGCTGTTTTCAAATAGCCATCACAGTCTTTCTGTTCCCACATCATTTGATACTTGTTTTTTAGTTTATGGTACTCGGGTACAACCTGTACAAATGATCCTGCCTTTGATTCTTTAACTGAGATTAGACTCATGGGCATTTCAATGCCATTGGTTGAGTTGATAACAACTGAAGAACTTTCTACCGGAGCAATGGCCATCAATGTGGCATTGCGAACACCATACTGTTTCATATTACCACGCAGTGTTTCCCAATCAAGTTCTGGAGCAAAGTCTGCAAGCTCGTTAACACCTTTGGCACGTAGTTCCCAGGGGAAGACGCCTTGACCGTATCTAGTTTTATGGCTTTCTGTACACGGGCCACGTTCCTTAGCCAACTCTACCGTGGCTTCTGTTAAGTAGAACGCTTGATGCTCCATCCATGTTTTAACATCTTGTAGTGCATCTTTGTCTCCGTACTTGAGGCCACGCTTGGCATGCCAGTAGGCAAGATTGGTAACACCAATGCCTAGTGGTTGTATCTCATCGTTACTAAGTTTACTCTGTATCGACAAGAAATCTTGATAGTCAAGAATGTTACACAGGCTACGTTGTAGAATCCTACAGGCCCTACGCATATCCTCTGGATTACGGAACGATCCCCAGTTGATA